GCGCGAAACGCACACCGCCAACACTCAAGACACGAGTCAATGCAAAAAAATGGAGTGCGAAATATCAAAGAGGTTTTTTATGAACAGAGGCAAAGCACCCCGACCCAACTCTTGTCTCTATCGGATGGCAACCAGCCCGAACTGGCAGGGATCAGCCATGACTGGCCTCGACTGGAAACGACTGTTACGGATCATGCTGGATCGTTCGGGGCTGATGTGCAGGGATGGGCAGAACAGCATCTAGGGCTGACCCTTATGCCTTGGCAGGTGCGCGCGCTTGACGGTCAGCTGGCTTATGACGAGCATGGTGAGCTGCTGCATCGCACAAGTCTTGTAAGCACTGCCAGACAGAACGGCAAGACCGTTGCTCTAGGTAGTCTCGTCGGCTGGTGGCTCACAGAAATGCCAAAAATACGGGGCAAGAAACAGACTGTGCTTACCACGGCAAACCGACTCGACTTGGCAATCACACTCTTCGATGAGATAGCCCCAGTGCTCGAGGCTCGCTTCGGTGCATCCTGTGTCAAGGCCTACGGTCGAAACTCGGTGACAATGCCAGACGGCAGCAAGTGGACAGTCAGGGCGGCGAAGCCATCGGTCGGTCACGGAACGAGCAACGATCTGATCGTAGCAGACGAAATCTGGGACATGTCGCAGCTCGCTATTGACGGCGGTTTAATCCCATCTATGCGCGCACGAAAATCGCCGCTGCTCAGTTGCTGGTCAACGGCTGGCACTGAGGCATCGACCGCTTTTTTGCGTTGGCGTGAGCAAGGCCTACGCGCCATAGACCGTGGGGAACGATCGTCGCTGTACTTTGCCGAGTGGTCACCGCCGCCAGACCTTGACCCGATGAACCCTGCCGCATGGGCTTACGGTAACCCTGCGCTTGGTCACACTTTGGAATTGTCAACGATTGAGGCCGAGTCTCAGAACCCTGACCGCGCCCAATTCTTACGGGCATCTGTCAATCTGTGGGTGGCTTCCGATCGTGGCTGGATACCGCCGGGTGTCTGGCCTGCACTCGAGCACGAAGGAGACATACCAAAAGGCGGCATCGTTGCCATTGAGACCAGCATGGACGACTCGCGATACTTCGGTCTGCGCGCCGTGGCATTACCTGACCGCCGCATTGTCGTGACCGTGGCCTTCGTCGTGGACAGTTTCGCAGCTCTCTTGCTCGAGGTCGATCGGCTCACTGCCGACGGCTGCAAGTTTGCTATCTCACCCAGCATCGACATCCAGTGGCCTCGACACCTAGAGACAAAAAAGGTCATCGTCGGCTATGGCGAAATACTTAAATACACCCCCACAGTAAGAAACTTGATAGCGGAAAAAATGCTGCTACATGACGGCTCAACCCAACTGGCTGAACATGTCCAGCGCGCGGTCGCTGTCCGATCGCAAGGCTCTGTCGCGGTGTCATCTCAGAGATCACCCGGGCCGATCGAATTGTGTCGCTGCATGATTTGGGCGGCTGCATTGTGCTCAAGGCCGTCAGTGTCGGGTAAGCCGATGCTGGTCACTGTTAGTCAGTAACATACCCTCGGCACTCGGTCGAAGTACCTAGCCTTTCGTCGGGAACTGATTAGGCCGATCGAGTGCCACCATCACAGCGCTTGCATCTGTAATGTTGTGGCATGGGATTATTTGACCGCAAAGTAAGCAAGGCCGCCATCAGTCCAGCGCCTGCTAAAGCGGCAGCTGCTGGTGCAATGAGTCCAGGCTATAACAGCAGCAATGTCGGCAAAAACATGATCGGTCAGTACTACACCTACCGCGAAGGCGAACTGCGAGCCGCGGCAATTTCAATCCCAGCGATCTCACGCGCGCGCGATCTACTTGCATCAGTAATCGGCTGCATGCCATTGCAGATGTACAACGAAATGTGGAACGGCGAAGAAATGGAACGCGTTTTTATCGCCCCTAGAACTTGGCTACGCCGACCAGACCCAACCGTCCCGTACAACTTTCTTATGTCGTGGACTTTTGACGACTTGTATTTTTATGGGCGCGCATTCTGGTACATCACGAGCCGCACCGCTGACGGATTCCCAGCAACCTTTACTCGACTGCCAGCAGGCTCAGTCACGACGACAGACATGGCTGGCCCCGTATGGTTTGCACCATCATCGCAGGTGTATTTTCAAGGCGGAGAGATTGACCCGAAGAACTTGATCCAATTTTTGTCGCCTACGCAGGGCATGGTGTATTCATCGCAGGCCGCTATCGAAACAGCAATCAAGATTCAAGACGCAAGGGCGCGGAACGCCTCCTCATCCATACCGGCTGGAGTCCTGAAGCAGACGGGTGGCGAACCCTTAAGCGCACAAGAACTAGCCGATCTTGCAGCTGCATTTAATCAAGCGCGCGCAACTAATCAGACCGCTGCGCTTAACGAGTTCCTATCTTACGAACCGACAACAATGTCACCAGACAAAATGTTGCTCATCGAGTCAGCAAACTACAGCGCATTAGAAACTGGTGGACGCATCGGCAATGTGCCGCCATATTTGATCGGCGTTTCGACCGGGTCATACTCGTACCAGTCATCGCAACAGGCGCGCATGGACTTGCTGTTCTTCGGTGTAAAACTTTATGCCGACGCAATAGCAGAAACATTGTCAATGAACAATGTGCTACCAAACGGCACTTTCGTTGCCTTTGATTACGAGTCATATTTGGAAGAGAATTATTTAGCAGACAAAATGGAAACACCAATATCAGAAAACACGCAAGAGGAGATCGCAAACTAATGATTAGATTCACCGCCAGCAGTGTCAGCATTGACGCAGCCGCCAGCGATGGCACACCTACCAGAACGATTACAGGCATCGCCGTACCGTACGGCGTAGCAGCCACAGTCTCGGACGGCACAGAGGTCATCTTTGAGCGCGGCAGCCTGCCAGTCGATGGCAAAGCACCCCGTCTGTATCTCAATCATTCGGCTGAGAGCGCCATCGGAATTGTCACGGCTCGATACGACGACGAAGAAGGAATGATGTTTACCGCCAAGATCAGCAAGACAATGGCAGGCGACGAGGCTTTGCAGCTGGCCCTCGACGGCGTACTTGACTCGGTATCTGTTGGCGTAAACCCAACAAAGACCCGAGCAAATGAAGATGGCTCGATCACTGTGCTCGCTGCCGACTGGATTGAGTTGTCGATGGTGCCAGTTCCAGCCTTCGCTGGAGCGATCATTACAGACATTGCCGCCAGTATCCACCACGAACCCGAAGAGACCGACAATAATGAAATACAAGAACCCACAGAGGAGACAGAACCCATGTCAGAAGTAACAGTCCCAGCAGTCGAGGCAACCATCCCAACCGCTGCAATTCCAGCACAACCTAAGCGCGAGTTTAAGTTGCCATCAGCAGGCGACTTCATGGCTGCCTATCACATTGGTGGCGACACTTTCCACAACATGAACAAAGCAGTAGCAGAGTTTTCAGCATCACAACGCACAGCACTGGAAGCAGCAGCTGGCGATGTGCTTACCACTGACACCCCGGGCCTCTTGCCAGTGCCCGTGTTGCTTCCATTGGTGCAGGATCTAAACTTTCTGCGCCCTACGGTGGATGCATTAGGCGCTCGCGCTTATCCAGATGGTGGACGCTCAAAAACTTTTATTCGTCCAACAATTACCACGCACACAAGCGTTGCTGCACAGTCAAGCGAACTCAGCGCAGCATCGGCTACCACAATGGTCATTGCCTCAAACTCGGTCAGCAAGACTACCCTCGCCGGGCAAGTGACCCTCTCAATTCAGGACATTGACTTTACTTCTGGTCCAGCGATGCAACTAATCCTCAATGACTTGATGGGCGAGTACATGATCGCTTCCGACAACTTGGCAGCAGACAATTTGCTTGCAGCAGCAAACTCGAGCGGTGTATGGGACGGAACTCCAGAAGACTTGCTCAAGTCTGTTTACGACGCAGCAAATGATGTTTCAAGCAACCGTAACTGGATGCCAACTCACATGTTTGTGTCGGTTGATGTTTGGGCACAACTTGGTCAGCTCGTTGACTCGAGCAAGCGTCCGCTGTTTCCATTTATCGGTGCAGGCCTTACTGGCCAAAACGCACTGGGCGCATCAAGCGCAGGATCTTGGAACGGTACGCCAATGGGCTTGCAGCTTGTAGTTGACAGCAACTTCGCTGCTAAGACCATGATCATTACTCGTGTTGGTCAAGGCCAAGGCGATGCGTTCGAGTTCTACGAGTCCATTCGTGGCTTGATGAGCGTTGAAGTGCCAGCAACCTTGGGTCGCACAATGTCCTTCCACGGATATGTCTCGACCTTCGCTGCAATCGGTGGCATGATTCGCAAGATCACACAGGCCTAGTCGAGAGCGGAGCATCCGCTCATGGCTGTTTACAGCGTTACTCAAAAGTATCTAATTGACAACTACGCCGTACTGCAACTTCTGACCCCATCGGAAATTGCAGTCGGCCAGTCAATTACAGTCGCATCGGTCGATGCAACATTTAACGGCACTTACACTGTTCGCGCATTGCCCCAGTATCTGTACATCGGTATAGACACTGAGGGCGATCTGCTTTATGACATAAATGTGCCTATCGCTAATCAGGTGCTGTACACAAAAGTCGCAGCCGATGTTGAGCGCGTTGCCGCCACTGGCACAGTCACCTACACCCAGACATGCACATGGGTCACTGCCGCGCAGCTCGTCACCTACCTTGGCGTACAGATCACTAACCCATCTGACGATTACACGCTGATCACTCAGGCCGTATCTGCTGGCAATGATTTCGCATATCGTCGCCGTCAAGAGGCTGGCTACATTGACAGTCTCACAACTAGTCCGGGTGGGGATGCCACGCTCGGCACACTCATGTACTGCGCTGCCCTCTGGCGCAGCCGTGGCTCGCTTGAGAACACTTTTGCATCCTTTGACGGAATGGGCACAGCGCCTCAGCAGAGCCTCACACCGATCGTTAAACAGTTGCTTGGCATCGACAGGCCTGCCTGCGCCTAATGGCTTACACAGACGCTCTCAACGGGGCTATTGACAGCCTGACGACCACACTCACAGCGGTCACTGGCCTGCGAGTAGTCAACGACCCCACAAAACTTGTGCCGAACTGTGTGTACATTGACGCGCCATCCTTTACGACGATCGCTGGCAATGGCAACATCATCCGCATGGACTTCCCGATCAAAGTCATCGGCTCAGGCCCAGCAGGCCTACCAGTCCTACGCAGCATCCTTGACATCGTTAGCAAAGTCCTACTCAGCCCAATCATCGTCATGGCAGGACGACCCAGCAACCTAGAAATTGGTGGGCAGCTCTTCCCGTGTTACGACCTTGACTGTGGCATACAAGCACAAAGCGCATAAGGAGAAACATGTACACCATCATCAGCCCACGCCTCGGAACCCCGGGCGATCAGTTCATCCCAGAGGAAGGTGTCAACATTGACGCACTGCTCGACGGCGGCCTGATATCCACCGACACCGCAAAGAAATCATCTAAAGTCAAATCAGAACCCAAGGAGCAATAGACATGGCTATCAGCAGCACTTACCTTTCTAACCCAAGCATCACGATTAACTCGGTGGACTTGTCCGATCAGTGCACAAGCGCGGTCATTAACTATGTGTCGGAGCAATTAGAAAACACGACATTTTCCAACACTTCGCGCAGCTTCACATCTGGTCTGTACTCGAACACTGTCACCGTAACTCTGTACCAGAGCTACGCAGCAACCGAGACCGAAGCCAGCATCTACAGCCTCGTAGGAACAACCACGACGCTTGTCTTGAAGCCAAGTTCATCTGCTGTCGGTGCAACGAACCCTTCGTACACTTTGACGGGCGCGTTCTTGTCTGCACACACACCGATCAACGCTTCACTCGGCGAACTGTCCACGATCGACCTCACATTCGCTGGCGGCGTTTTAACTAAAGCCGTCGCATGATCTCGCGGCATCAGCCGCTGAGAATTACAAGTAGCAAGACCGCACAAGCGGAGCCTTGCCCGACAAAGGAGAAACAATGAAAGTCAAACTATCTATTGACCTCGGCGACGGTAAGCCAGCACGCGAGATGACCACCAACATGCTTGCCATTGTTGACTGGGAACGAACAGAGAACCGTCGATCAGCAGACGGCAAAGGCATCGGCTTTTCAGACATGTGCTGCTGGGCTTTTACTCTTTGCAAACTTGCTGGAGACAAAGTGCCAGCCAACTGGCGCGAGTGGGTTGCCGAGAACCCTGACATGACCATTACACCTATCAACGAGGTAGCAGACGAGACCCCTTTCATCGAGGGACTTGGCGGCGAAGCCTCTGCGAAGTCCTAGCGTTAACAGGCTTCTGGCCAAAGGAGATTGAGTTCACTATGCGAGACCTGAACACCGTCACCTATGTGCTTGAGCAGATGCACCGCAAGAAGTAACCATGCCTGTCTCTCACAGCGTCGAAGTAGTCGGTCTTAAAGAAACAATCAACGCCCTACG